TTGTTGATTGTGTCTTCTTTGATAACTTTAAGGTGCTTAAGACCGATGTTACCAACAAGACCTGATTCTAATAATGCTCCCATTTTGTGAGTTTTTTAATTTAGAGGTTTATTTATTTTTATTTATTAATTTTTGACATCAAATCCTTCATTCTCATAAATTGTGGATTTTCGTATGTCTTAGATTCAATCAAATTTGTTGCAGAACCTTTAGCTGGTGATTTTTGAACCTTACTTTCAACTGATTCAGTTAAAGTTCCATTTTCTTTACCTGCCATCTCTTCTCTAATTGTTTTGTAAAGAGATTTAGATTCTTTAATATTTTCAACAGAATCGAACCTTTTTAGGATGTTAATTTTTTCTTGTTTTGTAGTAGAGTGCTCAGTGAACAAACGTACTGTGTATGCCAAGTTAGAATTAAATACAGCAACTTCATTTAATTTATCTCTGAAGATGTTTAATGCTTTTCTGTATTCGTCATTTTTGGATCTCAAAGAATTAATCTCAGACTTCAACTCACTTTCGTTTGTTGTTTGAACCTTCATTTTAGGTAGACCTTTTCTTTTTGGATCATTTCTAGAACCGTTACCTAATGTTCTAGCAGCCTCCATAGTTTCACCTTCTTCTTCGAATGCTGGTGTCTTTTTGGTCATACCTTTTTTGGTTGTGTAGTCTTTTTCTTTGTGAGTTTTAGACTTTTCATCTTTGCCCATACCGTAATCACCTTCAATCGTTTCTTCATTTTCCTCTTCGGTAAATTCGAATTTCTTTGGTTTAAGGTTCATACCCATAGTAGCGTTTCCTTGTTTCATCTTTTCGTTAAAACCTTTTTTGTTAACTTCAGACTTAGCGAAACCTGTACCAGGTTTTCCAAATCCCATTCCAACTGGTTTTGCCATCATTGATGATTCATTCATAGATTCCTCATCTTCTACTTCTTCTTCGTCGTCTTCCATTTCAATTTCGTAAACAACTTCATCCATTGCTTCTTCCATATCCATTTCTTCGTCATCGTCTTCCATATCCATCTCTTCTTCACCTTCCATTTGAATTTGGTATTCAACACCATCATTCTCATCTTCTAAGTGAATACTATCTCCGTCTTTGGTTACGATGATACCATCATCTTCTCCCATAGCCTTAAATACTTTTAGGATTTCTTCGTCTGACGCTCCTGTTAAATCAAGAGGTAAAAGAACTTCTTCCTCGTCGTCAACTTCAAACTCATCAGGTAAATCCATACCCATTTCGTCTTCCATATCTGACTCTTCATCAGAATCCATATCGATTTCCATATCGTCCATCTCAACTTCATCTTCCGTTTCATCTTCCATAGACTGTTCGTCCATTTCAGACATTTCAACATCAACCTCTTCTTCGTCTTGTTCCCTTAACGATAGAGATTCTTTTACTAGTTCGCTGATTTCTTCCTTCATAGTAGAAGCAAGTATTCCTTTTGCATTCTCTGTTACGGCTTCTTCCAAATTTTTCATTTGTAGTAGTGCCTCTTCAACTAAAGATTTTTCTTTGTTTGCCATTATAAATTATTAAGCAAAGGTTTATTTTATCTTATAAATATTGACAAATTCAAAAAAAGTTAAATTTTGACACTTTTAGCAAAAAAAAATCGGGATAAACCCGATTTCAAAATTTAATTATAATTTTTAAAATTTAAAAAACTTCGTCAATTTTACTTTCGACAACTGAAGTGATTCTCCAATCGTGAGGAAATCCCTCAAACTTTTTAGTTACTTTAGCCTCAACCTCAGTAACGTTGTAACCTTTAACAAGTTTCTCTTCTCTGATTTTTTTTACTCTACCAGAGTTTTCATCAGGCAAATCGTATTGAACTTTTGCCACAAAGTATTTTTCGTCCATTTTTAAAAAAGTATTAATGTCCTAAATAATCGGTGAGTTTTCTCATCAAGTCAAGCGACTTGTTGGTTTCTTGCTTCTCAACTCTCATTTTTGTTTCCTCCTCAAGGTTCTCTTCATACTTGTTCCTATCTTTTTCGTCCAAGAAAAGATAAGCACCTGGTGTGGATGGTGAGGATACTAAGTCAAAACAAATAAGTTCAAAATCATCCTGAACCTCATTTTGTTCTCCTTTTTTAACAAGAGATCCAACACCTCTTGATGATACTCCCATTGTAACACCTTGTCTCATTAGGTTTGCTGCAATATCACCAGGAGATGAAACAATACCTCTCTCGTGGAAACCAGGAGTTGTTAGTAGTTTTAACTTACCCATCAACACGTGACCTTCCCACCATATTTCAGTTATAAGGTGTGATACTCTTTCTAAGTCAATTAGAGATGATTCAGGGTGATTTAATTCGGATATGGATAAACCCTTTTGGATTGCATTTTTATAATTGTCCGCTTCCCTTTTCAAAATCCTTTCAGGATATACACGACCATTTCTATTTGGTGTACCATATTTTTGCAATACTGCATAAAACTCAAATGGCTTTGAATGTTCCAATTGTCCATATGATTCTTTTATAACGGCAGCATTTCTACTATCTGTTGGTGATACATATCCCGCATCCCATTCAACAAGAATACCTTTACCCTGTTCGTTTGGACCTAATATTTTCATAACATATTTTACAATAAATACATTATTCTTTTACTTTTTCCGTTTTTGTTTTGTGTAGGTCAAAATATTTGCAAGTGTAGAGGTCATCAACATAAACTGAGGATATGATTTGCTTGATTCTATTCCTTAATATGGGTGATTTGAAATCTTCATTTTTATTCTTTAAAAATAAAGTAATTTCCAAATTCATAAAACTTTTTTTACTTAATTGGATACCACTAGTTCTAAGATCCAAATCGATAATGTTGTGTTTTTCAAAGTGTACATTATCAACCACTTCTAATAATGTGTGTTGTATTTGTCTTTTCAAATTTCCCGTAACTCGGGTCCAATTATCGAATTCCACCTTTGGTTCGACCCAAGTTTGTAATACTATGTATATGGATTTTAATTCTTTTGAATCTACGGTTCCATAGAAACATTTAGCCTTTTCGAAGATATTCAACTTCGAGGTTTTGCCTTTTTTCATTTATATATGACTTATTCATTTATTATTGTTAATACATTTTAATCAAAATAAACTCACTTGTCAAAAATTTAAAAAAAAAAGTTATATTTATGTTTATGATAATAGTTGAAGTTAAAAGAGGAGAGCCTATAGAAAAAGCCTTAAAACGTTATAAGTTTAAGGTAATGAAAACTCGTCAACTTGAAAAACTTAGAAGTCGTCAGGAATACACAAAAAAATCAGTGTCCCAAAGAGAACAAAAACAAAAGGCAATTTATAAAGAAAAACAAAGAGAGCAGGACTTATAATCCTGAACTTAATTGCTTAAGTTTGTATAAAGAAACCACATCATTTTTAGATTCTTTTACACGTGAGATTGTTGTTTCAATTACAACTTTTAACTCGTCATCTGATTCCTCATTTAACTTTTCTTGTAGTTTGCCAACCACTTCTTCAGTTAAGGTTTTAACTTGATTTTCAGTTTCTTCTTTTGTTAGTGACAACAAAGATTTTAATTCAGATTTTTCCTCTTCAGTAATATTTGAATATTTTTCATTGAAAACGTTTGATGCGATTTTCAACATCGAAGATAGTGGAATGTTAACTGACTCTGTTTGTAATGTTTTTACTTCAGAAATCAAAACATTTTTAATTTCTTTTTTTGACTCCAAAACCTTATCTAAATTTCTAACAGATTCATTATAAACGATAGTATCAATATTCGAGTAATTGTTTTCATCTGAAGAAAGTATATTGTCAATCCACTCTGATAATTTCTCGATATTGTCAGTATTTTTTTCTATCAAATTTTTTAAAATATCTGTAGATTCATTTACATAATCGGCAGCAATTTCTTTATTAAAACTTGCAGGTTTAGATAAAGAATCATAGATGAAATACATCTCGGAAATGTTTTTGTTGTCCAAAACATTCTTTTTAAAACCTTTCATAATGGTTCTAAATTCTGGTTTTCCATAGTGTTCAACTAAGGATTTTTCGATTGATGTTTTAATAGTACCGAATGATTTCATATTCCTAATTTTAATATAAATACTTAGTTATTTAATAACTCATTCAATTTACCCTCAATTTCCTGTAATGACTTCTTTCCTTTTGATAAATCTAAAGTCTGAGGACCTGTAATATCGTTATCTTCCAAAACCAAGTTTAGGTCATCTTTTCTAAAAGATTCGGGAGTAATTTCAGCACCACCTTCAGGAGTTTCCGTACCACCACCTAAATCTGCTCCGAAATCAGTAGGTGGAGTTTCTTCAATACCTGTTTCAAAACCAGTATCGGATGGTTCAGTAACTTCACCAGTAGGTTCTTGACCCGCAGCAGGTGATGATTTACTACCATATAACTTATCAATATTACTGAACAAACCAGTGCTGGTAATTATTTCAGGAGTTTTTTCAAGTTCAGCGGCAACCGCTTTTTCAATTCTTTGTTGTTGTATATCAAGTTTGATTTCCTCATCTGAAAATCCTAAGATGTGTTTCTTAGCCCAAGATGAAGATACTGGTTGAATTCCATTTCCTGGATCTGATACCGCATCTTTGTAAAGTAAAACTTTTTCTTTCCAGTTCTCAATTTTCAACAAATCGGCCTGTGTGGATGGGTTTGTTAAACCTAAAGTAAAGTTTGTAAGCTCATCTTCAAAACCAAGAATAAACAAGTGTATGATCGCAATCTTGTTCAATTCTTGAATCATAGATTTTTGAATTCTGTTGATTGTTCTTGCAAATCTAATATCCTGTAACGCTAAGTTTTTACCATCACCCACAACCTCTTCAAAACCTAAGAATGCTTTAGGTACGCGTAGAGAAGTTAATAATTTCTTTTGAATGTATTCAATATCCGCGATTTCTGAAAGGTTGGTTGCACCTGGTAATGTATCAATCGGATTCGGCGCATTTGGATCACGAACAGGAATAAAATAATCCTGATCTACCGCCATTTGATTGTATCTCATATCAACATTACCACTCTGCTTATCAACAATCTGATCACGTTTAAATTGGTTGGCAACTCTGTTTACATATGGTTGAACGTCAGCGTCATCCATATTACCTACAAATATCTTAAAAACTCTTCTTTCAGGTGCTCTCGACGTTCTATAGATCAACATCGCATCTTCAAGCAAAAGTAATTGTTTCCAAATACGTCTACCTTTTTCTAACATAGAAGTACCATAGGGAAGTTTTCTGTCATCACTTAATAATCTGAAGTGAGCAATCTCCCAAGTGTTAAATTCCATATTCTTGTCTTTCCAAGTGAATTTAAGGGCATCGTTCTCAAGTGGTTGTGACACTTTACCTTGAGTAAACAACATACCTCTTTCCAATCTTTCGACTTGGTAGTTAGGTAGTTGGTGTGCACCCATAACACCTTTTTCAGGATCTAATTTTAGATAGACAAAATTGTCACCAAACTTACAAGTGTTTCTTGTCCACATCGGTAAGTTAGTGTTGATATCCAATCTATTGTTGAATAGATCTCCAAGAATACTTTTGATTCTTTTAGATTCCGAGTATATTTGTAAAATAAATCCATCTTCATTTGTGGTTGTAGACTCTTCTGCGTATATATCTAACGCGGCAGAAATTTCAGGAGTATATTCCATTGACTCATAGTCATAGTACGACGCCAATCTTGTTGGTTCGTAGTATACTGCCTGTGTATATAAGTTATTCTCAATCTTGGTCCATTGTTGACCCAAGTATAATGACTGCTGAGCTTGGAGTTTTTCTCTTTCGTATTCAGTCTTATCAGGAGTTTTTAACAACTCCTTTTTATCAAACTTATATATCGGGGCTTGTTGGTCCAAAGTAGAATCAGGACCAAATACCTGACCTAACCTTTGCCAAATCGTTAAATTATTTTCCGCCATCGTATATTTTTTCTAATAAATAGTAAGTTATACCCAATTAAATTAAAGTTTTTGTCCTCCAAATAACCAAGAGTATTTTACATAATCTTCGGGTCTTTGTGAATTATTTGGGTTATTTGTACCCCACGCCGGCATTACAGGAACTCCCGGATTAAAATCCCTTGACATACCAGCCGGTTTGTTTTCTTGTACTGTCCAACTCTCCAACATAGATTTTGTTTGAGCCTCCGCCCTTTCCAAAACACTAAAAGAGTTTTCAGCAACATAGATTGGCATTGCACACGCCATAATAAGGTCATCGTGTTGTCCCTTTAAGTGGTCAGGTCTACCATTAACATAAACAAAGGTATTAAGTTCATTCAACATTCTTGATGAACGTATTTTAAATCCGTGACGTAAGGCTTCCTCAAATGCCGCAACAATCTGAACTCGTTTTGAGTTGAAGTTTATACCGGGAATTTTATCTTCTAATTTTGGGTTATACTTCCACTTATCGGCAATATTAACACCATCTACATATAAACTTTTATACCCAAGTTCTTGCATTTTTCTTGATGTGGATACCCCCATACCTCCGGTAATATCTATCACAACAAATGCAGAATACATCGTAGCCCATTTCATAGCAACCTCAGCTGCAATATCAGGTGGAATCTTACCAAGATATTCCAAGACCTGTTCCCTTTCATCGAAATCAATAATGCAGAATGTTGTGAAGTCTTCAGAGTCACCTCTTGATACGTCAATACCCATAATGTACCTATGATTATCCTCAGGCTCTTTCCATTGCCATATTGCACCACCCATAAATTTGTTTACAGGGGGTTGGATGTCTTGATCTTTCATACGTTCTATAACGTCAGGTGGTATTACACTATCACCCGATCCCAAAAAGTTACACTCCAATTCCTGTGCAATTTTTCTTCTATCAAACTTAAGTTTTTTGGCCATAGATTCAAACCAAGAAGAATATGGTTTGTATCCATCGTTGAAATGTTTTTTGATCTCTTCGAAGTCTCTTTTACGTGGATCAACATCTGAGTAATCCAAGGTAATTTCTTCATCCTTGTAGTCAGAACGGTTCAACATATAGTGAACAATATCCTTAACTTTGAGTAGTTTAAAATCCTTCGCGTAACGAGGGTCTCTATACCAGAACATCTCCGTGATTTTGAAGTCGTTCATACCACGAAGAGCTTGTTCGTAGATCCCGTAGTAAATCGGATCAAATCCGTTAGGTGTTGATATCACGATAACCTTACCACCTGTAGATAGTGATGCCATACAAGCAGACCAGAAGTCTTCATCAGCATCAATGTATGCTGCTTCGTCAAAAATAAGAATCGTAGGAGTATAACCACGGAGGGCATCCTTTGAGGTTGCAACCGCCTTAACCTCACATCCGTTACTTAATTTAAAGTGTTTTTGTGCGTTTTTCTCACCAGAGAAACCAACACCCATCCAATCAGGCCATTGCTCAACAAACGCTCTAATTTTGTTCGCCATTTCGATGGCTGTATCTTGTTTGTTTGCAATAATCAGGATTTTTTCTGGCTTTGTCTTTTTTGCGAATACCAAACGTTTAGAGGCCCAAGCGGAGGTAACCGTAGATACCCCCGCTTGTCTATACTTCAAAGCAATATTTTCTTCGTAGGTGTCGTAATCCTCAATCAGACTTATCTGATCGGGAAACAGATCCAAAGGAACGTATTGAGATTGGGTATTGTCGTATGTTTGAAGATATGTCTTTAGAGCATACGTGGTATTCTTCGCACATTTTGCGTATTCAAGAATTGCTTGCTCTTTTGACAAATTTGACATTCAAACATCGTTAGTAAGTTTATTTACTAGGACCAATACCTAATGTACCCAAGAAATCATCCAAATTAAAGTCATCATCGTCGTCGAAGTCACCAGACAGTGCATCTTCGAATGCCTGACCCTTTAATTCTTCAATAATTTCTTCAACCATTTTTGCAACTGCCTTTTTACCATTTTCAGTTCCACCCATAATCTCTTTCGCTAATTCAAAGAATTGTTCGGTAGAAAGAGATGAGAACCTTGAGAACAAATAGTTTTGAATTTCTCTAAGATCATCTTCGTAGATCTTGTCAGGATATGATTGAGTAAACTTTTCCCAAATAACTGGACCGAGTCTCAAATCCCATACTTCATAAGGAAGAGTGTCCTGAGATGCCATTACCATCTCTGCCGCTTTAGGATCATCAGGAAGACCCTGAGTACCCATAACCTCATATACACCCTTCAATACCTCGTGAACCAAGACAGGGAAGAATACTCCACGCGCTTTAATTGTAGGCGGATCTGTAGTATCATCAATCTCCTCAGTACCTGCAACTCCACCACCAGATCCTGCCATCATATCCATCATCTCGTCAGGGATAATCCAATACAATAAATCGTTAATTGACATTAAAACTCCGTAAAGGTTCAAAAGTTTTGGATCTATTTGATTCAACTCTTCCTCAACTAGACTAAACATATAGTGTCCTTTTTTGGATGCACCCTGTATAAGTGAGTTAATAAAACGTCTCTTCGCCTTTTCCAAGTCGAACTTGTCGAAAGCCGCCATAAAATTTTCCAAATCTTCTTCGGCTTCATCTTCACTAACACCAAAGGTCTGTTGAATTTCTTCCGATGATGGTTCTTCCGATTGTTTAGCCAATTTGGAAGTATCCATTTGACCCGGTGAACCAAGTAATTTTACATCGTATTGAAACGCATCATCTGGAATTGACATTTCTCTTTTTACTAACTCCACTGCCAAGTCTTCTAACTGAGATTCGTTACCATTCTCAATTTTCTTAACTTCTTGAACTGCACTCATAAGGAGACGTTGCAATTGCATAAATGCGTTTTGTCCTGAAATGTCTGTCATTCCGGTGTAACGTTTTACCTTTTCAACTACATCTTTAAATCGTTTTGATGCAATAAGTTCTTCGAAAGTTGATTGGTCTTCACTCTCAGGAAATGCGGGATTGTCCGAAAGTGGAGTTTCACCTTTTTCGATCTTACTTTGAATGTCCGGAGCCATTCTTTCAGGTCCATCATACTGAATTCCTTGTTCGTTAATCTTTCTTTTCATCTTTGAATGTAATGTTTAGTTCATCAAAACTTAATTCCTTTGGTAAACGAGCCTTTGGTTTTGGCTGATGCTTAGGTTGGTAAGGTGTTTTTCTTTCGGGTTTTCCTGGTACGGTTTTAGGATCCTTAGTAGGAGCCTCTTTTGTTCCTGGTGATTCAAGTAATCCCAACAAATCTTTCTTAGTCATTTTCTCTGAAGTGTATTTCTCAACCAAAGATAATAAACTTTCCTCAATCTGTCTAACTTTATTTTCGTAGGACTCATCGACTTTAGTTGGTAGTCCTTTGTGTTTTGTTGATGCAAATTTCTTAGCATCTTTCTCTGACATATCTTTTGCAGCGTCTTTTACTTGTTTAGAAACTTCGGATGGTTTTACATCACCTTTCTTAAGTCCGTAAACCATACCCATAAATTTTTGTTGTTTTTTCGACACAGACTTTTCTTCCAATTCACCGTCCGCCATCATTTTACGATTGTTATCTGAATCATCATCAGCCCCGTCAGGTGCCATATCATCTTCGTCGTGAGGCATATCTTGACCAGTGTCTCCTTGCATTGACATAGCACCAAGAGCATTAGTATCATCTAATTCATCCTCACCAACAAGTCCTGAAACTTGGTTTTGGATATCAGATAAACCCTTTTTTACTTTTTCAATTTCAGGTGGTAATTGTTGTAATTTTTCAACAGCACTACCTTGTTCTGATATAATTTTCTTAAATAAAACAGAAATTTGTTTTTCAGATAATGTAGATAAAGTTTTCCTTGAAAACCCTTCTTTTAATAGTTTGGAGTACATTTTGTTAAGCATTTCCCACTAAATTTTTTTCCCAGTTTAATACGATATCTCTTTCGTAAAGTTTATCGGCAACGGTCTTTTCATCATCACCATAATGAAAGACCAGTCTTTTTTGTTTAAAATCAGTGACAGCCTCAGAATCCGCATTTTCCCAAGCCAAGGCTATAACACCCTCTACTGAATCATAAACAGAGAAAAAGTCTGAATTTTGTATAAGTGTCAAGTCAACACCTGAATTTTTTAATACTCCTACCTTTTCTATAAATTGAATATGGGGTGGAGAGGGTGAACCACCTGCCGGTTCTTTATCCCAATCATCACCCCATACATCTTCTTGGTTTGAAAAAATAAACTCGTAGATGTTGTCGCCCTTATAATTGGGTCCCAATGCATTTACATATACGAGTTTCATAAAATCTCACCCTTAGTCGAAACTTTTAATTGAACATTATCCGCCTCAAAAACTAAATTGTTTTTGTTAGTTTTTCCTAAAAATTTTACGTTATTGTGTTCTTTCAAGATAAACTCAGCAGTCATTTCTTGTTCTACAGACTCTGATAAAGTTTTAATTTGATTTTTAACAATCACATTTTTTACTTTATTATTCAAAAACTTTTTGGTTTCTTTTTGTTCAAACATTTGTTGTTCTTCCTCTGAAGGAGCAAAGTACTTAGACAATACCTGATCAATTGTAGAGTGAAGTTCACTCTTGATTTCGTCAGGAGATACTTCGATAGTCTGATCTTCAAAATCTAAAGATGGTAAAGTGTCCATATCCATTTCTTCACCCATTGGTCTTCTCCTACGAAGTTTAAATGGTCCACCAAACATTTCTTTATACTTTTCCCAAAAATGTCTATCACTACTGTCTCTACCGAATTTTGCGTCGTCACTTCTTCCCTTACGGAACCATCTTTGGTCTGGATATTTTGAAATGAATTCATCAAAATCATCGTATTCTTCTTCGTCATAGTCGAAGTCAAAATCTTTCATTGGTCTATCCATTTTATCAAAAAAACCGTGGTCACCAATTCCCAAGTACATATCATCATCTTCAGTCATCTCTTGAGTTTCACTGTCCATATCAACTTCAGTATCAACACCAAAATCTAATTCATCACCTACTTCAACGTCCAAATCCGCCTCATCTTCTACTCCGTAATCAATTGCATCCTCTTCTTCAAAGTTAGCCATTACGTCATCATAATCTTCTTCTGTTAATTTAGATAAATCTAAAGCAGATAAGATTGAGTTAAGAACATATTTGATATCCTCTGATGACATACCTTGTTGAGTATCAAGTGTTCTAATTTTTTGACCTAATTTACCTGTAAGTTTTTGAATTACTTTGATAGAAACTTCTTCCTCACCTTCTTTAGATGGTTCTTCTACACCTAAATCCAAATTCATTTCTTCTTCGCCAGCAGGTGTTTCTGTATCTGCAGATAAATCAAAATCCAAATCTTCTAAACCGGTATCTGAACTTGGTTCCGCCATTGGTGTTGGTTCTGATGGTAAATCCATTGATGGTTCCTCTGCGGGAGCTTCATCGGGAACCTCAGTTTTTGGGGTTTTGAGAACAAACTTTTTTTGTTCTCCAATCAGATTAACACCTTCTTCGTTTTCGTGAAGTCTGTTTAACTCTCCTGCTACCAAATTTATTTTTCTCATTGCCTGTGAAAAAGACTTATGATACTTTCTATTTTTCATTGGTTCAATATAATCCAATGTTGATTCTGTCAAACCTTTTTTAACAATGTATCCTGACTTTTCTCTTACAATACCGTAAAAATTACCATCAGCCAATTGAATTGTATAATCGGTTGTTTCGTTTTCATTTATCGAAGTAGTTTCTACTTCGTTATAGCGAGCAATTTCCATAATTCTACGGATCTTATCCATACCTTGTAATTTCTCACTTCCTAAAGGTCTTAAATCTCCCATTTTATCCTTTTTTTTTTATTTAATTGTTTAATCCATTAAAACCGCCAAGTTCAACAGATTGGCATTGTAATGCAACCGCATCATCTATTCCGTTTGTCCAAACAGGAACCGGAGTATCAAAAGTTTCGATATTACCAACAGTGGTTCCTGTACCAGGGACATACCCAACGAGGTCCACCGCATAATAGTTGTCAGTACAAGCAGTTATAGACATAAGTTTTTTTATCTAATAAATATAATGAAAACACGTATTTTCTATTTTTTTATTCTAACTTTCGTTTTCTTGTTCCAAAGATAAACGTTTATCTACTAGTTCGTTCGTAAAATCGAACAATTTTTGAATATAATTGTTTCGTCTCAAGAACTTAAACACTAAATTTTCATATGAATATTCTCCTGATTTTTGTAAACCATTATCTCGATATTCTTTAAGTTTATCTTTTAGACTATCAATGTATTGGAGTGCAGTATCCAAATCTTCATCATCAACGTCTTCGATCACGTTATCAATTTTCTCCATCCAATTTTGTACCTTACTTTCCAAAACTTTCTCATCTATAACTACCTCATCTTTGGATGGTTCGTTGATCCATTGATCATATAATACTGAATATACTCCTGAAGAAATGTGTGGCTCAGAAGTATCTTGTACGTATAATTCAACATCATATCCCTTGACAGTTATATCGTGAGTTGAATTGAATAGTGTTTTTTTAATTTTGAATAGTTCCTTAACCAATTCTTTTTTGTCACCATACTCATTGAAATCATACATAATGTGTAGGTCAACGTCAGAGAAGTCTGACCAATTGTAATTGGCTAAGGATCCGGTCATTGTAACGTCTTGTATAAAAATCTCTAATCCTAAAAATTTTATAAATTCGTTTGCAATCTCCAAAAGTCTTTCTCTAACTTCAGGAATCATATGATAGTGACCATTATGTTCAATCCAAATTTTAGGATTCAACTCATCTTGAACATAGAAACTATCTAGAATTTTTTTAAAACTATCCATTAACAGATAAATAGTATCGTGTAATTAAATCTACAATTTTTTGAATTTGAACTTTTTTGATATTTCAGTATTGAAATATTTTCCGTTAGATTCTGCCATTCTTAGTTTAACAAAAGTTTTGTGTGGTATTTTTTCATACTCATATTGTGCACCATTACCAAAGGTAACAACTAACGACTCATCTTCAGTATTATACGTCGCGTTTTTCAAATTAGTTGAATCGAATTCACAGATAATTAATTTACCTTCGTACTTTTCACTTTTAACCGCCATAACTTAAAAATTTTATTATAAATAATAATAACTTATGAAAAATAAAAAACCCTCAACAAGTGAGGGTTTTATTTTAACTTAATTTTTTAATTTCATCTCGAAGTTCTATCGCCTTTTCAAAATCTTGGTTGTCAATAGCCCTTTTCAACTCGGATTGTAACTCTGTAATCTTTTCCTTATTTGTCTCCAAAGATTTAATCTTATCTCTCAACTCAGCAGCCCTTTCGAAATTTTGTTCTTCAACTGCAGTTTCTAACTGAGACTTCAAATATGAAATCTCATTAAGTTCAGTTTTTTGAGATTTATGTGAAACAGGTCCCAAGTTTCTAACAATGCTTGTAACACTATATGACCCATCCGCAGATGTAAATGTTTCTTTAGTCCATTGTCCATTTTCATCTGAACCAGTTTCAACGTTTGTT